ATGCCGGGGGTGGCTGAGGAGTTTCTGAGCGGGCTTTCCGAAGAGGCGCTGATGGCGCTGCCGTGGCTGTTCGAGTTCTGGGCGCTGCCGCATCAGCTACCGCCCGAGGGGGCCTGGAAAAGCTGGGTCATCATGGGAGGGCGTGGGGCGGGCAAGACCCGTGCCGGCGCCGAATGGGTGCGGGCGCAAGTCGAAGGGGCGCGGCCGCTGGATGCGGGGCGTGCCGCGCGGGTGGCGCTGGTTGGCGAGACCATAGATCAGGTCCGCGAGGTGATGATCTTTGGCGACAGCGGCCTTCTGGCTTGTTCGCCCCCCGACCGCAAACCGGTCTGGGAGGCGGGTCGGCGGCGGCTGGTGTGGCCGAACGGGGCGATGGCGCAGGTCTTTTCGGCGCATGACCCCGAAAGCCTGCGGGGGCCGCAGTTCGATGCGGCCTGGGTCGACGAGTTGGCCAAGTGGAAGAAGGCGGAAGAGACCTGGGACATGCTGCAGTTCGCGCTGCGCCTGGGCAAGAACCCCCAGCAGGTGGTGACGACGACACCCAAGAACGTGGCGGTGCTGATGGCGATCCTGAAGAACCCGACAACGGTCGTGACCCACGCACCGACCGAGGCGAACAAGGCCTATCTGGCGGCGTCGTTCCTGGACGAGGTGCGGGCGCGCTATGGCGGCACGCGGATCGGGCGGCAGGAACTGGAGGGCGTGCTTCTGGAGGATGTCGAGGGCGCGCTTTGGACGACGGCGATGCTGGAAGGCTGCCGGCAGGCGCCGCCCGAGCGGTTCAGCCGGGTGGTGGTGGCGGTCGATCCGTCGGTCGCGGGCAAGGAAGGGTCGGACGATTGTGGGATCGTGGTGGTTGGCGCGGTGACCGAGGGGCCGCCGCAGGAATGGCGGGCCTGGGTGCTGGAGGACGCGACCGTGTCGGGGGCTTCGTCCAAGACCTGGGCCGAGGCGGCGGTTGCGGCGATGAAGCGGCATGCCGCCGACCGGATGGTGGCCGAGGTCAATCAGGGCGGCGCGCTGGTCGAGGATGTGGTGCGCCAGGTCGATCCGATGATCGCCTTTCGCAAGGTATCGGCGAGCCAGGGCAAGGCCGCGCGGGCCGAACCGGTGGCAGCGCTCTACGAACAGGGGCGCGTGCATCATCTGCGCGGGCTTGGGGCGCTGGAGGATCAGATGTGCCGGATGGCGCGGTCGGGCTATACGGGCAAGGGCAGCCCTGACCGGGTGGACGCGCTGGTCTGGGCGCTGACGGAACTGATGATCGGCCCGGCGGCGGATTGGCGCAACCCGCGGGTGCGCAGCGTCTGACGACGACGCCGGCGGCGGCGGCGGAGGCCTCCGGCGGGGATATTTGGACCACAATGAAATTGGCAGTGCCGGTTTCTTTCAGGTCTTGCAGGACATGGAGAATGGGATGGCTTGGAATTTTTTCCGGCGCGGGGACACCGTGCCCGAGGTCAAGGCCTCGGCGACGGGGCGGGTGGTCAGTTGGGGATCGTCGGGCCGGGTGGCCTGGAGCCCGCGCGATATGGTCAGTCTGATCCGGACCGGCTTTTCCGGCAATCCGGTCGGGTTCCGGGCGGTCAAGCTGATTGCCGAGGCGGCCGCGGCACTGCCGCTGGTCGCGCAGGACAGCGACCGGCGCTATGACCTGCATCCGCTCTTGGACCTGATCCGGCGGCCCAATCCGGGGCAGGGGCGGGCCGAGTTTTTCGAGGCGCTTTACGGCCAGCTTCTGTTGACCGGGAACGGTTATGTAGAGGCGGTGGGCGGTGTCGGGCTGCCGGTGGAGCTGCATGTTCTGAGGTCGGACCGGGTGAATCTGGTGCCCGGTGCCGACGGCTGGCCGGTGGCCTATGATTATGTGGTTGGCGGGCGCAAACATCGGTTTGACATGACCGGGCCGGTCGATCCGATCTGCCATATCAAGAGCTTCCACCCGCTGGACGACCATTACGGCCTGTCGCCGATGCAGGCCGCGGCGGTGGCGGTCGATGTTCATAATTCGGCGAGCGCCTGGTCGAAGGCGCTTTTGGACAATGCCGCGCGGCCGTCTGGGGCGATCATCTACAAGGGATCGGACGGGCAGGGGCACCTGTCGGGCGACCAGTATGACCGGTTGATCGCTGAGATGGAGAGCCACCATCAGGGCGCGCGCAATGCCGGGCGGCCGATGCTGCTGGAGGGCGGGCTCGACTGGAAGCCGATGGGGTTCAGCCCGTCGGACATGGAGTTCCAGAAGACCAAGGAGGCGGCGGCGCGGGAAATAGCCGTGGCCTTCGGGGTGCCGCCGATGCTGCTCGGGGTGTCGGGCGATGCGACCTATGCGAATTACCAGGAAGCCAACCGCGCCTTTTACCGGCTGACCGTTCTGCCGTTGGCAACGCGGGTGACGGCGGCGGTCGCCTATTGGCTGTCGACGCATCTGGGCGAGCAGATCGACCTGCGGCCCGATCTGGACCAGGTGCCGGCGCTGGCTGGCGAACGCGACCAGCAATGGGCCCGCGTCGGGGCGGCAAGCTTCCTGACCGATACGGAAAAGCGCGTGATGCTTGGCCTGCCGAGATTGTCCGAGGGGAACTGAGGCATGGGCACGGGGGCGGCGGGTTCGCGCTATCTGAAAGAGCCGTTCGACTGGGTGCAAGAGCATCGGTTCGAGGCAACGGAAAAGATCATGGCGGTGCAGTTCGAAGCGGTCGACCGGCGGCTGGAACGGATCGAGGCGATGATTCTGGGTGTGGAAAAGCGGTTGTGGATGACGGTGTTCGGCGTGGTCGGGGTGATCCTCAGCCAGGCGGTGCAGTCGATCTTGCAGTTCACACCGAAATAGGAGCGACGCGATGGCGGCAAGTGACTACGGGCTGGAAACCAAGTTCGCCCGTCTGGGTGAAGAGATCGCCCTGACCGACGGTTCGGTGATCGAGGGCTATGCCTCGCTGTTCGGGATCACCGACAAGGGCGGCGATGTGGTGGTGGCCGGCGCCTATGGCCGGTCGCTGAAAAAGCTTTCGGCCGAAGGGCGGGCGGTCAAGATGCTGTGGCAGCACGATCCGGCGCAGCCGATCGGCGTCTGGGAGGCGATCAGCGAGGATGCCAAGGGGCTGAAGGTGCGCGGGCGTATCCTGAGCGAGGTTGAAAAGGGCCGCGAGGCGATGGCGCTGATCGCAGCAGGGGCGATCGACGGGCTTTCGATCGGCTACCGCACGGTGACGGCGGAAAAGGATGCGAACGGCCACCGGCTGCTTCGCGAAGTGGAACTCTGGGAAGTGTCGCTCGTGACCTTTCCGATGCTTCCCGAGGCGCGGGTCGGGGCTAAGGGCGATCGGCCCGAGGCCCAGGCCCTGCGGGAGCTGGCGGCGGTTTTCGAGGACGCGCGCCGGATGCTGGCCTGCCGCTAGGCGGGCCTGACGCAACCCCCTGACGAGAGGTGATGGGTATGACGAAGACCGAGACGAAGGCTCGGGCCGGGGAAGGCGTGTCCGACGCTCCGGCCGAGGAAGTTAAGGCCGCGATTTCCGGGTTCATCCAGGAATTCAAAGGCTTTCAGGACGATATGAAACTGAAGTTGCAACAACAGGAAGAGCGACTGACCATGCTGGATCGCAAATCGTACAACGCCGGGCGCCCGGTTCTTTCGGCTGCCGTCGACCTTGAAGCCCCCCACAAGAAGGCGATTGGTGCCTATTTGCGGTCGGGCGAGGATGATGGCCTGCGCGGCCTGAACATCGAAAGCAAGGCGCTGAACACCCAGGTGAGCGCCGATGGCGGCTATCTCATCAACCCGGAAATGGCGGCACGCATTCAAGGTGTGCTGAGGTCGACCGCGTCGGTCCGGGCGGTGGCCAACGTGGTTCAGGTCGAATCGACAAGCTTCGACGTGGTCATCGACCGCACCGATCTCGGCTTTGGCTGGGCGACCGAACTTGCCGCCTTTGCCGAGACCACGACGCCGACCCTTGAGCGCATCTCGATCAAGCTGTTCGAACTGGCGGCGATGCCGAAAGCCAGCCAGCGGCTTCTCGATGACGCGGCCTTTGACGTGGAAGGCTGGCTGGCCGAGCGCATCGCGAACAAGTTCGCCCGGTCTGAAGCCGCAGCCTTTGTCAACGGCGATGGTGTCGACAAGCCCAAGGGGTTCCTCCACTATACCCCGGTCGCCAACAGCGCTTGGGCCTGGGGCAGCCTTGGCTATATCCCCACGGGCGGGGTCGGTGATTTCGCGCCTTCGAACGCCTCGGATTCGATCGTCGATCTGGTCTACGCGCTGGGATCGGAGTATCGCGCCAACGGCACGTTCATGATGAACTCGAAAACGGCCGGCGCGGTGCGCAAGATGAAGGATGCCGATGGCCGCTTCATGTGGTCGGACGGCCTGGCGGCGGGCGAGCCGTCTCGGCTGATGGGGTATCCGGTGCTGGTCGCCGAGGACATGCCCGACATCGCGGCCGACGCTTTCGCCATCGCCTTCGGCGATTTTCACGCGGCCTATACGGTTGTGGAACGCCCCGACTTGCGCATTCTGCGTGATCCGTTCTCGGCTAAGCCCAACGTGCTTTTCTATGCCAGCAAGCGCGTCGGCGGTGACGTGACCGATTTCAACGCGATCAAGCTTCTGAAGTTCGCAACCTCGTAAGGGGAATGAATGGGACCGGGGGTAAAACCCTGGCCCCGGGCGCGGGCCGCAGGGCCTGGCATTGTCTAGCTGCTCCCTCCGTCCGAGCAATGCCGGCTGGCCCGCGCCCATCCCGACGGTCGGATGGGCGCAATAATCGGAGACTACCCATGATGCTGACAGAGCAGACCGGCGTGCCGCAGGCCGCACTTCCGGTGCAGGAATTCAAGGACCATCTGCGGCTCGGCACCGGGTTTGCCGATGATGGGGTGCAGGATGTGCTGGCCGAAGGCTATCTGCGCGCGGCAATGGCCGCGGTTGAAGGCCGGATTGGCAAGATACTGATCGCGCGCGACTTTCTGCTGAGTCTGAACGCTTGGCGTGATGACGAGGCGCAAGCCTTTCCGGTGGCGCCGGTCGGCGCGATTTCGGTGGTCAACGTGCTCGACCGTGACGGGGTGGCGGCGCTGATCGACCCGAGCCGATATATCCTGCAACGCGATATGCACCGGCCCAAGATCGTGGCGTCGGGAATGCTTTTACCGTCGATCCCGACGGGGGGGACCGTTGAGATTGCCTTCACGGCGGGGTTCGGGCCGGCCTGGGCCGATGTACCGGTCGATCTGGCGCAGGCGGTGTTCCTGCTGGCCGCGCAATTCCACGAAAACCGGCATGAGACCGGGGATCGTGCGGCGGCGCTGCCGTTCGGCGTCATGGCGTTGATCGAGCGTTGGCGGACGGTGCGTGTGCTTGGCGGGGGTGCGGCATGACTGCGCCCGCCTTGAACCGCAAGCTGCTGCTGGAAGAGGCGCAGCGGCTTTCCGACGGGGCCGGGGGCTATACGGAAACCTGGGTCGCGCTTGGCACGGTCTGGGCGGCAGTCATGCCCGGAACCGGCAAGGAAAAGGCCGGGGAATCGGTGAGGGTGTCGCAGGTGGTGTACCGGGTGATCGTGCGCGGGGCGCCGGTCGGGGCGCCGTCGCGGCCGAAGCCGGATCAGCGGTTCCGCGAAGGGTCGCGGCTGTTCCATATCGCGGCGGTAACGGAAGAAGACCCGGCCGGGCACTATCTGGTCTGTCTCGTGCGCGAGGAGGTGCTGTCATGAGCTATGGCGTGGCCGCTGCCCTTCAGGCGGCGATCTATCATCAACTGACGTCCGATGTGGCGCTGACCACCCTGGTTGGAACCGCGATCTACGATGCGGCGCCGCCGGGCACCGTGCTGGGCACTTATGTGTCGATCGGGCCGGAAACGGCGCGCGATGCGTCCGATCAGGTCGGGCGGGGGGCCTATCACGACTTCAGCGTCAGCGTGATTACCGATGCGGCGGGCTTCCAGAATGCCAAGGCGGTGGCGGCGGCCGTGTCGGACGCACTGACCGGCGCGAACCCGACCCTGAGCCGCGGCCATCTGGTGGGCCTGTGGTTCGTCCGGGCCAAGGCGCGGCGGGTGCAGGATGCCGACGTGCGGCGGATCGACCTTTTCTTCACCGCGCGGGTCGAGGATTGACGTCGATCTGACTTACAATAACCGAACAATTTCTGGCGTTTTATCGTGGCGAACCGCCAGTTGTTTTCACAAATCGGAGAATGAACATGGTTGCCCAGAACGGCAAGGATCTTCTTGTCAAGCTCGATCTGACGGGCGGTGGAAGCTTTACGACGATTGCGGGCTTGCGCGCCACCAAGATCGCGTTCAACGCGGAAACGGTGGACGTAACGAGCCTGGAAAGCCAGGGTGGCTGGCGTGAACTGCTGGGAGGCGCAGGCGTTCGGTCGGCGTCGGTTTCGGGTTCGGGGGTGTTCGTCGATTCCAACACCGATGACCGGGCGCGGCAGATATTCTTTGGTGCGACCATCGAGCAGTTTCAGGTCATCATTCCCGATTTCGGCATCGTCGAAGGGCCGTTCCAGATCACGGCGATCGAGTATGCCGGCACCTACAATGGCGAAGCGACCTATGACCTGAGCCTCGCCTCGGCCGGGGTTCTGACCTTTACCGCGATTTGACGGGGGCCCGGATGGCAAACCCCTGGGCGGGCGAAGTGGCGCTGGTCGTGAACGGCGTGCCGATGGTCGCCAAGCTGACGCTGGGCGCGCTGGCCGAGCTTGAGGCGGGCCTTGGCGCCGGAACACTTGTCGAACTGGTCGAAAGGTTTGAAAGCCGGCGGTTTTCGACGCGCGATGTCGTCGCGGTTCTGGTCGCGGGGCTGTGCGGCGGCGGTTGGGTCGGAACCGCCGACGATCTGGCGCGCGCCGATTTTGGCGGCGGGCCGATGGAGGCGGTGCGGGTGGCGGCCGAACTTCTGGCGCGGGCCTTCGCCATACCCGAGAGCGGAGCGTGAAAGCGAGTGGGCTCGACTGGCCGGGCCTGATGCGGGCGGGCATGGCGGGGCTGGGGCTGGCGCCCTGGGAGTTCTGGCGGCTGACACCGGCGGAACTGGCGCTAATGCTCGGCGATCCGGCGGCGCTGCCGCCGATGGGCCGGTCGCGGCTGGACGATCTGCGGCAAAAGTGGCCGGATCAGATGAAGGATGAGGGCAATGGCTGACGTAACGGGCGGCGGCGCGATCGACGGGCTGGACGCATTCACCCAGCAGATCGCGGCGCTGGAGCAAAGCCTTGGCGGCGCGCAGGCGATCGCCGCGGCGTTCGATGCCGAACTGGGGCAGATGCGCGACAGCATGATCTTTACCGGGCGCGAGGTGAACACGCTGTCGTCCGGGATCGGAAGGGGGCTGAGAAGCGCCTTCGACGGGTTGATTTTTGACGGGATGAAACTGTCGGACGCACTTAAGACGGTCGCTCAGTCGATGGCGAACAATGTCTATTCCGCTGCGATCAAACCGGTGCAGAACGCGGTGGGCGGGGCGATTGCCAACGGGATGAACAACATCCTGAGCGGGCTTTTCCCGTTTGCCAACGGGGCGGCCTTTTCGCAGGGGCGGGTGACGCCGTTTGCGCGTGGCGGGGTGGTCAGCTCGCCCACCCCGTTCCCGATGCGCGGCGGCAGCGGGCTGATGGGCGAGGCCGGACCCGAGGCGATCATGCCGCTTGCGCGCGGAGCCGATGGCCGCTTGGGCGTGCAGACGGCGGGCGGCGGGCGGCCGGTCAATATCAGCGTGAACATCACGACGCCGGACGTGCAGAGTTTTTCCCGCAGCCAGAGCCAGATCGCCGCACAGATGGCACGGGCGCTGGCGCGCGGCGACAGAAACCGCTGAGGAGGGACAGATGGCGTTTCATGAGGTGCGGTTTCCGGCGAACCTGAGCTTCGGCTCGGTCGGCGGGCCCGAGCGGCGCACGGAGATCGTGGCGCTGACGAATGGCTATGAAGAGCGCAACAGCCCCTGGGCCGAGGCGCGGCGGCGGTATGATGCGGGGGTTTCGCTGCGCAGTCTTGACGACCTCGAGGGGCTGATCGCTTTTTTCGAGGCCCGTCAGGGACAACTCCACGCATTTCGCTGGAAGGACTGGGCTGATTACAAGTCCTGCGCCGCCTCGCAGCCTACAGGCTTTGCCAATCAGCTGATCGGCGTGGGCGATGGGGCCACGGCGGCGTTCCAGTTGACCAAGACCTATGCGTCGGGTCCGACGTCGCAGGTGCGGCGCATTGCCAAGCCGGTTGCCGGAACGCTTCGCGTCGGGCTTCAGGGCGACGAGGTGCGCGAGGATGTGCAGTTCACGGTCGACTGGACTACGGGCATCATCAGCTTCGTCACCCCACCGGCAGTCGGCGAGCAGGTGACGGCCGGGTTCGAATTCGACGTGCCGGTACGGTTCGACACGGATTCCATTCAGGTGTCGGTCGCGTCGTTCCAGGCGGGCGACGTGCCGCACGTGCCGGTCGTGGAGGTGCGTCTGTGAGCTATTCACAAGCCTTCCGGGACCATCTGGCCAGCGGCACCACTACGGTTGCGCGGGCCTTCGCGGTGACGCGCGCCGACGGGGTCGTGATGGGCTTCACCGACCATGACCGCGATCTGGCCTTCGACGGGGTGACCTTTCGTGCCGACAGCGGGATGACCGCCAGGGCATTGCAGATGGGAACCGGCCTGTCGGTAGACAACAGCGAGGTTTTCGGGGCGCTGAAATCCGATGCGATTACCGAGGACGATATTCTGGCGGGTCGCTATGACGGGGCTTACGTGAAGGGTTGGCTGGTCAACTGGGCCGATGTCGGCATGCGGGCGCTGCAATTCGCCGGCACCTTGGGCGAGGTTACCCGGTCCGGCGGGTCGTTCACGGCCGAGATGCGGGGCCTGTCGGAGGGGCTCAACCAACCGCAGGGGCGGATATATCACGCGAGGTGTTCGGCCATACTGGGCGACGGGCATTGCCGGTTCGATTTGAACCAGCCCGGTTTTTCCGAGGAACGGCCGGTGGAGGAGTTCGATGGGGCGCGAACCTTCCAGTTCACAAATTTTCTGGGCTATGACGACCGTTTTTTCGAAAAGGGCAGGTTCAAGGTGCTGACCGGCCCGGCGGCGGGGCTGGTCGGCATGATCAAGAATGATCGGGTCACGACGACGGTGACCCGCACCGTCGAGCTTTGGCAGGCCCCGGGCATCGCACCCCTGCCCGGCGACATGGTGCGGATCGAAGCCGGTTGCGACAGGCGGGCGGACACCTGCAAGCTGAAATTCGCCAATTTCGTCAATTTTCGGGGGTTTCCAGGTATTCCGGGCGAGGATTGGCTGATGTCCTACCCCGTCAGCGCGGGCGTGAACGATGGCGGGAGCCTGAGCCGATGACCGATATCGGCGAGCGGGCGGTGGCATTGGCGCGGGCCTGGATCGGCACACCCTATCGGCATCAGGGCTCGGCCCGGGGGGCCGGGGCTGATTGCCTGGGCCTTTTGCGCGGGGTCTGGCGGGGGTTGTACGGGTCCGAGCCCGAGCCGATCCCGGCCTATACGCGCGACTGGTCCGAGCCTGATGGCGAGGAAAGGCTCTGGGTCGCCGCGCAGCGGCATCTGATCGCGGTGGAAGTGGGCGCGCCGCTCGCGGTGGGCGAGGTTCTTTTGTTTCGGATGCGCGACGGGTCGGTCGCCAAACATCTGGGCCTGGCGGCGGTTTCGTCCGAGGCGCCGACATTCATTCATGCGTACAGCGGGCACGGGGTGGTCGAAAGCCCTCTGTCGCTGCCCTGGCGGCGCCGAATTGCGGCGCGTTTTGCCTTTCCCTGAGGAGTGACACATGGCGACGATTTTGCTGTCCGCCGCCGGTGCGGCGATTGGCGGAGGCTTTGGCGGCACGGTTCTGGGCCTGTCGGGCGCGGTGATCGGGCGGGCCGTGGGCGCCACCCTGGGGCGCGTGATCGACCAGCGGCTGATGGGCTCGGGCTCGCGCGCGGTCGAGACCGGGCGGATCGACCGTTTTCGCCTGTCGGGCGCCAACGAGGGCGCTCCGGTCGGACAGGTCTGGGGCCGGATGCGGGTGGGCGGGCAGGTGATCTGGGCCTCGCGCTTTCTCGATACGGTCACGACGACGCGCAGCGGTGGCGGCAAGGGCGCGCCATCTGCCCCCAAGACCACGACGACGACGCACAATTATTCGGTCAGCCTTGCGCTTGCGCTGTGTCAGGGCGAGCTCACCCGGGTCGGCCGGATTTGGGCGGATGGGGTAGAGATTGCTCGCGACAGTCTGAACCTGCGACTTTATCCCGGCAACGAGACTCAACTGCCGGACCCCAAGATCGCGGCGATCGAGGGGGCGGGCAATGCGCCAGCCTACCGGGGCACCGCCTATGTGGTGCTGGAGGATATCGACCTTGGTCAGTTCGGAAACCGCGTGCCGCAGTTCAGCTTCGAGGTGATGCGGCCGGCGCAGGGAGCGCTGATCGACCGCGTGCCCGACCTGACGCGCGGGGTCAGCGGGGTCGCGCTGATCCCCGGAACCGGGGAATATGCGCTGGCGACCACCCCGGTCCATTTCGCAGAGGGGCCGGGGCTGAATGTTTCAGCCAACATCAACAGCCCGGCCGGAAAGCCGGATATTTCCGTCTCGCTTCAGGCGCTGCAAGAAGAACTGCCGGGCTGCCAGTCGGTGTCGCTGGTGGTGAGTTGGTTCGGTGACGATCTGCGCTGCGCGAGGTGCGAGGTGAAACCCAAGGTCGAAGGTCATGCGTTCGACGGGGTGCCGCTGGCCTGGCGGGCGGGCGGGATCGGTCGGGCGGCGGCCGGCATCGTCGCGCAGATCGCCGGCAAGCCGGTCTATGGCGGGACCCCTTCCGATGAGTCGGTGATCGAGGCGATTCAGGCACTGCATGGTCAGGGCAAGGCGGTGATGTTCTATCCGTTCGTGCTGATGGACCAGCTTACCGGGAACGGGAGAGCCGATCCGTGGAGCGCGGCTGTCGATCAGCCGGCTTTGCCCTGGCGTGGGCGGATCACCCTGTCGGTAGCGCCGGGGCGGGCGGGAACGCCGGACCGGACGGCAGCGGCGGCGTCCGAGGTCGCGGCGTTCTTCGGCGCGGCGCAGGGGGCGGATTTCACCGACGCGGGCGGGCTGGTCAGCTATTCCGGCCCGGCGGAATGGTCGTATCGGCGGTTTGTCCTCCACTATGCGCATCTGTGCGTCGCCGCAGGCGGGGTCGACGCCTTTTGCATCGGATCGGAATTGCGCGGGCTGACGCAGATACGGGCTGGGGGCGATGCCTTTCCGGCGGTTGACGCATTGCGCCGGTTGGCCGCCGACGTGCGTGCCATCCTCGGTCCCGCGACCAAGATCAGCTATGCCGCCGACTGGTCGGAATATGCGAGCTACGATGACGGTGTGGGGAACCTTTACTTCCACCTCGATCCGCTTTGGGCCGATGCGAACATCGATTTCGTCGGGATCGATAATTACTTTCCCCTGTCGGACTGGCGCGATGGCGAGACGCACGCGGACATCGGCTGGGGCGCGATCTACAATATCGACTATCTGAAATCGAATATCGCGGGCGGCGAATATTACGACTGGTATTACGGCTCGCCCGAGGAACGGGCGGCACAAATCCGCGCGCCGATCACGGATGGCACCTATGGAGAACCCTGGGTCTGGCGGGTCAAGGATATCCGGGGCTGGTGGGAGAATGTGCACCACGACCGACCGGGCGGAGTGCGCGCGGCAGCCCCGAGCCCCTGGGTGCCAGGGTCAAAGCCGGTCTGGTTCACCGAGTTCGGCTGTGCGGCGCTCGACAAGGGCACCAACGAACCGAACAAGTTCCTCGACCCCAAATCCTCGGAATCTGCCCTGCCGCATTATTCGAACGGGCGGCGCGACGACCTGATCCAGATGCAGTATCTGCGCGCGATGATCGACTTTTGGCGTGATCCTGACAATAACCCGGTGTCGGATGTCTACGCGGCGCCGATGGTCGACGTGACCCGCGCCCATGTCTGGGCCTGGGATGCCCGACCCTATCCGCAGTTTCCGGGCAATACCCTGCTCTGGTCGGACGGGGCAAATTATGCGCATGGGCACTGGATCAGCGGGCGGACGACGGGGCAGCCTTTGTCGAGCGTGGTTGCGGAAATCTGTGCGAATGCCGGGCTGACCGAGTTCGATGTGTCGGGCCTTTACGGCATCGTGCGCGGCTATCAGGTGGCCGACAATGGCTCGGCCCGGCAGGCGCTTCAGCCGCTGATGCTGGCCTACGGGTTCGAGGCGCTGGAGCGCGATGGGACGCTGGCCTTCCGGATGCGCGACGGGCGGGTCGATCAGGTGATTGGTGCCGATGCGCTTGCCGTCAGCGACCAGACGTCGGGCTGGGTGGAAACCACGCGCGCCATGCAGGCTGATACGGCGGGCCGCGTGCGGCTGAATTTCGTCGAGGCGGAAGGGAGTTATGAGACCCGCTCGGTCGAGGCTATCTTCCCCGACGAAGAGACGACCGGGGTGTCGCAGTCGGAACTCGCCCTGTCACTGACGCGCGCCGAAGGGCAGAGGGTGGTTGAACGCTGGCTGGCCGAAGCGCGGGTGGCGCGCGACGGCGCCAAGTTCGCGCTGCCGCCGTCGCTGAGCTATCTTGGCGCCGGCGATGTGGTGCGCCTTGGTCCCGGCGCCACCGATTGCTACCGGATCGACAGGGTCGAGCTGGCCGGTGCGATCTCGGTCGAAGCGGTGCGCGTTGAGACGGGCGTCTTCGAGCCGTCGGACGAATCCGAAGAGTGGGTCACGGCGCGCAGCTTTACCGCCCCTGTGCCGGTCTATTCGGTCTTTATGGATCTGCCCTTGATGAGCGGGCAAGAGGACCCATACGCCCCCCATCTGGCCGCAGCTGCGGTGCCCTGGCCGGGGGCGGTGGCGGTCTATTCTTCGGATCAGGATGCGGGCTACAGGTTGAACGAGTCGATTGTTTCGAGCGCGACGGTGGGCGAAACGCTGTCCACGCTCGACGCGGCGACGGCAGGTCTGTGGGACCGGGGCCGACCGCTGCGGGTGAAGATCAGCGATGGAGCGTTGGCGTCGGTCGGTGCCGATCAGGTGCTGAACGGCGCCAACCTTATGGCGATCGGCGATGGCAGCCCCGGTAACTGGGAACTGTTCCAGTTTGCCACCGCCACGCTTGTCGCGCCCGACACATACGACCTGTCCGACCGGCTTCGCGGCCAGGCGGGGACCGACGCGCTGATGGCGACTGCCTGGCCTGCGGGCAGTATCGCCGTGCTCATGAACGGGGCGCCGACGCAGATTTCGCTGTCGTCGGCCGAGCGCGATCTGGCCCGGCACTACCGGATCGGGCCGGCCAAGCGCGGCTACAACGACCCCTCATACACCCATGTGGTCGAGGCTTTCGCGGGGGTCGGGCTTCGGCCGCTGTCGGTCTGTCAACTTGGCGCACGGCGAAGCGCTACCGGCGACTATGCCGTCACCTGGGTCCGCCGGACGCGGATCGACGGCGACAGCTGGTCGGCCTACGAGGTGCCGCTTGGCGAACTGCGCGAGCTTTACCTGGTGCGGGTCGTGGTCGGCGCGGCGATCGTGCGCGAGGAAACGCTCGGCGCGCCGGCCTGGAGCTATAGCCAGACCATGCAGGCCGCCGACGGCGTCACAGCGCAGCCCTTTGAAATCCATGTCGCCCAGATTTCCGACGCGGTCGGACCGGGGCCCTTTGTAAGGATCGCTCTTCATGGCTAA